GTGTCGGAAAAGGTCGTCTGAAAGAAAAGGAGGCCCTCACAGGCCGTCACAGGCGTCACAGGCGTCACAGCGTGGCGGATGCGTTGCCGCATGTCGTCGGCGTTGTACGTGTCGGGTAGGTCGTGCTGGCGGCATACGTCGCGCAGTTCGGCCAGGGTAAGCTGCTCGAGTGTCAGGCGCATAGGCGTGCAGCCCGGTAAGCCCGTTTGTAAGCCGTTTCAGCAGCCCGGCACAGGTCACAGCGGCAGCCCTTCACGTACTGGCTACGAACGCCGTGACGAGGCTGACGAGGGCCGTGCACGCCCAACCTGCCTCGACGGCTGCGCCACGATTGCAACGCAACGCCTTGGGCGTCGGTGCACGGGATGCAACGGCAACCGTGGTTGTTGTAGGTCGAGGCGGTGCCGTGCTTCATATCGACTTGATCAAATTTTGTAATTCTCCCACGTCGGTTTTCAGTTCTTTAATAATTGCAACTAAAGCGTCGAGCAGCGGCCAGGCGTCGCCAGTGTCCAAACCTTGCCACTGCCGGTCGTAGTCGCACCATGCTTCCCAGCCATATCGCGTGCTGTGCATGTCTGACTGACGGCAAGGCAAGCCCTCGGAGTCATGATAAACGCCGCTCGCCTCGGCCCACGTGCTTCGCTGATAGGTCATATTTCCCTCGTTTGTTAGTTGGTTCTAATTGACGGCTGTTTACACCCCACCGCGCCCCAGTTCCGCAAATTGGCTGCGCGTCCGCGTGTGAGAAGTTTCGGGAAGTGGGGTGCTGTGGGGTGCAGATGCCTTTCTAATTGACGCCTGCGGCGCACTCCTGTCGACGCTCCTTGCCTGCAAGCTTCTGCTACTTGGTGGGAGCAAGCGCGGAGCGTCATAGACCAAAGCCCACAAATTGCGGGCCGTTTAGGCCTATGTCGTGCGAGTCTTGGCGGTCGCTGTTGCATCGCTTACATAGCCGTCGGGCATTACTTCGACGGGCCGCGTCGTGTTCTCGCCGGTCTGGCATCTTCCGAGGCGGCGGCACGGTGACCTCGGCTGCCGGCGAGAGCGGTTTGCAATGTATTGACGTGTTCGCCCCATTGCGGGCACCAGCTCGAGCGCTGGCCAGCCTGTCACGTGGCTGACGCGCACTCATTCGGTCGGCTGAGTGTCGCCTGCCGAACGTGATACGATCGGCCTCGGTTTTTCGATGCAGGAGGACCCTGTCACAGATAGTGGCAGACGCGCAAGCGCCGGGTCGTTCCGCCTGTAACGGCCCGGCGCTGTGCGGTCATTCGGCCGGCAGAAAGTCGGCGCACGCCTCGGCAAGCTGCGTCATCATGTCAGGGTCGCAGCGGCGCACGGCGTGAATGACTGTCGTATGGTCGCGTCCTATCGCTGCGCCGATGTCCGCGTAGGGCATGCCGAGCTCGTTTCGGAGGACAGCGCAGACTGCGCTGCGGGCTGCGACGACGCGCTGACGTTGCGAGCGCGAGAGGATCGTGTCGGGATCTACGGCCCACAATGCGCCAGCTGTGCGGGCTATGCGGTCGAGTAAGTCGTCGGTGACAGATGACACAACGTTTTCGTAACCGCAACGGTGACAAACACAAATGGATTCGTTCATAGCGGCAGTACCTCCTGGGCCATGCGGCGAGCTGCGATCTCGCAGTAGCGTTCCTCGATTTCGATGCCGACTGCGTGCCGGTTGAGATCTTTTGCTGCGCGCAAAGTCGTGCCTGATCCTGCGAACGGGTCAATGATGAGCTCGTCGGGATCGCTCCACAGTTCGAGGATTTTGCGCAGCAGCACAACGGGTTTTTGTGTCGGGTGTAGTCGCCGTTTTTGTCCACCAATTTTGCGGTCCGCGCTGACATTGCCGCCATGCAGGTAGCGGAACATGCGCCGCTCGCACTGCCATGACGTCGCCAATAGCTCGAATGGACTGCCGAACACGGCGTCAGCCGCCACTGATTCTCGCTTATCCCAAACGTGCCAAGTGCTGCTAGCCGGTACGTGTTGCGCAGCGTGCTCGGCACCAAAAATGACTGACCGCCCAGGTTGAGCCAGCGCCCAACTCATGCACTGAGAGGTGTCGTCGCCAACGAGCGTGTCAAACGTTTGACTCTTCGGGAAGCCCCCAGGCTGGTAGGCGATGCCGTAGGGCGGGTCGGTTACCATCAAATCAAAGCCCAGTGTCGGGAGCAGCTCAAAGCTGTCGCCGTGGTAGATCGTAACGTGGTCGTCGCTGTAATACGGGTCGTTCATCGGCGTGTCCTCGTTGCGCCGGCTTTGTTGCCCCATTTGCGCCAGTCGGCCGGTAGATGGTCGTCGGGTAGTTGTTGCATGAGCCGCAAATAGTCGGCGTCTATTTTGGCCTGGGCGTCAGCTTCGGTCCACTGGCGATGTTCCGGCACCCACTGCCTGTTCGGCTCGAAATGGCGTTGCCATTCGGCGTTGAAACGGTCGCGTCGCGGTTGGACGTATTCGTAGTAGCGCCAAATGAGGTACGAGCCGACTGTAATGGCAATGACCAGCCAGCCGAGAAGCTGGTGCACGGCGTTTACGTCAGCGGCTAACACGGTCGGCCTCGTTCCTGTGCGCGGCGATACGTCGGCGGTCAGCGTGGCGCAGCCTCATGTTGTCGCCGTACAGGCGGACGCCTCGAGCGTCGGCCATGCGTTCGGCGTGGGTACGTGCCGGCGGCGGGTCGGTCAGGGTCACGCGAGCGCGTGCCATACGTTCACCGTGTTTGCTAATCATTGTTTCTCTTTTCGGTTAGGTAGTCGATTACGGTTTCGAGGTCGTCGGGTCGGATTAGTGCCGAGGCGATCGTGTCGCACGCCTCTAGCGCGTTGAGCCAAATAGTCTGTTCGGGTCGGGTGCGGCCTTTCTCGCTTTTCAGCTCAAGAAACACGACTCGAGGCGGTTTGCACAGGATTAGGTCAGGCAGGCCGGCCGGGTTTCGGCGGCTGTCGTGATCGTGGTAGACGAGCCAGCCGGCAAGCTGGGCGGCGTCTACGATCGTTGCCTGTAGCTCGGCTTCAGTCATCGGGAAACACGGCGGCGACGTCGGGTAGGTCAGCGTGGTCGCCTATCGGGCGGCCGTGGACGTCGTCATAAACGGTCGATGCCATGCCGGCGGTTTCGTCGGGTATCGGCAGGCAGCAGCGCAAACAAACGCCGTAGCGGCCTATCGGGCCGTCTATCCCTCGGCACGACGGCGACGCGCAGCGTTCGGCTATGGTCATCGGTCGCGTTGTTCTGGGCGTTCGATAAGCAGCAGCACAGCAACGGCGACGTTGCCAATGACAACAGCGACAGCAATCGCGACAGTGACTGCGATCATGGTGCCGGGTTGCGTAGTTGACGCCACGCTGTAACGGCTTCGGTCATTGCGTGCCCGATGTCGTCGGCGTGTATCCGCTGGTTCAGCGTCCACCAGCCGCAGTCGACCTCGAGCTCGTACACCTGAAACTCTTCAAGGCCGGCGGCAGGCGTCGCTGTCATTTGGAAGCTGTAGGTCATCGGTTGGCTGTCCAAACGATCGCAGCCCGGCCGGTCGCAGTTGGGCGTGTCGTTTGCGTGTCGTGAACGGTGCCGGCTTCGACCAGTTCGGACCGTCGGGTACGGATACCGGACACCGATACCGGCCTTTGCGTGTCCACGGCGAGCCGCTGGCAAAGTTCCTCGTCGGTCATCGGGCCGTGACACCGGTACGCCTCAATAATGGCCTGCTGCGTTTCGGTGACGTTCGCGACGGTCGCAGCGGCGTGGTGCGACGTGTTCGGGTCGGTGTTGCGGGCTCGAGGCGTTTGGTGCCGGTAAATAGTCGCCGGCGTGTAGTTGCTGCACCAGTTCCGGCAGCCCTCCGCGGGATGTTGGCCGCAGTCGAGGCATAGGTTAGACATCGCTGCCGTCCTCGGTCATCGTGAGCACGAACAGAACCGCCCAGACAATCAGCAGCGGGACGAGGGTTGCGCCGTTTAGCGTTGCAAGGGTGTCAGTCATCGTCGCCCGCCTTTGAGACGAGCGCACGGTCGAGTCGGTAGCGGTCCTGACTCCACAAACTCAAGCCGCAGCCCAGTTTTGCGGCGGCCCGGCCGATGGCGTCCGATTCGCAATGCTTTAAGCGGGTGCCGTTGTTGTTGAGCAGTTCGGGCCGTTCGACGTCGCCGGCACCGTCGACCGACACGGTGCGGCCGTCTATTTCGACAGTGAGGCGGCCGACGCAGCCGCTGAGTGTCCCGTCGGGTTCGACGATTTCCCGCACGATTTCCCACGTGAACGGGCCGAGGGTGGCTAGCAGCTTCTCGACTTTTACGCTCCATTTGACGTAATCGCCAAAGCCTCCTGGTGCCCGTTCGACAAGCGATGTCGGAAACGGACGCGCTAGCGCTTGCAGTTGTTGTTTTCCAGTCATGCGGAAATGGTAACCGCCGCCGCTCGCATTGTGCAAGGACTGGGGAACGTTGGCTAGGGTTTGTCGGTTGCGCGACGGCCGCCGGTTTGCGACTCGAGAACTCTGAGCCGGCGTTCGTGATCGTCTAAGGCGTCTTTGAGCCGGTCGAAGTTTTCTTCGCCTCGTGCTAATTGGACACGAATTGAAACCAACACGTTAGAGCTCCAAGCGATCCACGGCACGAGCAACGCAGTCAGCAGCGCTAGCAAAACCGTTTCGTAATTCATTTGTGCGGTTAGTCGTTAACGACGTCGTACAGGTCGCCGATGACGTAACGCATATTACCGTGGCGGCGGATTGGGCCTTCCCACGTCGCCAGCCAGGCGTCAGGATCGGACAATACGCGCGCAATGTTGCCGGCAGCGACCCAGCCCTCGTTTGTTGTGCTGTCGATGAGCGTGAGCATGTCGTTAACCTCGTCGTCGTCGTCGTAGATCGGTGCGCTAGGCCCGGTTAGTTCGTCGTATGCGTTAGCTGGGCAGGCAGTGTACGCCAGGTCGCCGTGCGGTACGAGAACAGCGTCGACTGCGACGATGCCGTCGCGACGTAGATCGGACAATAAACGGCTAAACGCTGTTTGCTGGGCTGCGGTAACCCTGTCGGTTCGGTAGTCGCCGATGCAACAGACGCTCACCGTGTTGCTGTTCTCGAGCAGGCCGCCTTTGTCGTTGCGGTTTGCGCCGTTGCGATACCTCGACCCGCGACCCTCAAAAACCGTTCCGTCAGGATGCAAAAGAAACGAGTACGCGACCATCGCAAAGCCGCCACGCTGGTAAATGACGTTTTCGACTGTCTGCGCGTCAGCGAAACCGTCGTTGGTCACTCTTGTCACGCTGTGATGCACGACAACGCCGGCGGCTGGCGCTCGAAACGGTGGCGGAGCTCCCCAGACGCCTCGAGCTGTCCACTCGTCAAACTCGATCATTGCGTCGGACGTTTTACGCCTTCTAGAAAGAGGGCGATTAGCGCAGCGGAGAACGCCGCTAGTGCTCCTGTTTGTTCGCCGGTCCAGTCCATGCCGAACGCTGCGCCGAGGGCAACAGCGGCGACGACGACGGCCTGTAGGCGAGCCGGGTAATCTTTAATCCGTTGCAACATTGTCGGTTTACTCCGGCGGGTCAGGCGGCGTCCACGTCGGCACCGTCCACGACGCCGGCGCGTCGCGTAACGCCTGCCGGTACGTCGCCCAGGCAGCTTGATCGGTGACAACAGCGTCAACTAGCTGAGTCCAATCGCACACAGCTAGCAGCTCTGTGCGATAGTCCCTCATCCGTAGCTCGATTTCGGCGTCGGTGATCCAGTCGGGGTCCATGTCGCTGGTGAATGTAATCGGGTCGGCCATGTTGGTCCTAGCTATAGAGGTCTACGATGACAATGCCGTCAGCGCCTGCGCCGCCTGCGCCGTCACCGACCGACGCGCCTGCGAACAGCTGCAACGGGCCGCCGCCGCCTGAACCGTAGCCCTGCCCGGCGTTTCCAGTTTCGCCCAAAATACTGCCCATCGTAAAGGCGGAGCCGACGCCGCCGTTGCCGTACATTGTGTTGCCGCCTGACCCAGAAAACCCGCACCGATAGACGCCCAACGCGAACGCGTTGCCTTTCCAGCATCCGCCGGGCCCGCCCCTTTGCGCTCCGAGCAAAATGTCGCCTGCGTCGTTTGTTGCGTTGTACGAACCGCCTTGCGATATGTCTACGTCCCGGCCGACTGTCGACGAAACGATCGTGCCCATCACTTGACCGCCGTACCCATAGCCTGCAACGCAGATCGTGCCAAACGAGGTGTCGCCCGAACCGTTGTTGCCGTTACCACCAACGACCCCCGTGCCGCCAGTGCCAACAGTTACCGTTTCAGACGTTGCGAGCGCTGACGTTGCTGTGAACTTAAGAGAGGTACAGCCGCCGCCGCCGCCGCCACCTGCGGAACCTTCGCCCTGTAGCTCGGAATGCAACACGCCGCCGCCTGCACCACCGGGCCCGACGCATGTCACAATCGCATAAGTGGCCCACGGGTACGATGCTTTAGTAAACGTGCCCGACGCAGTGAACGTGACTGTTTCCTGTTTCACGACTGCGTTCCAAGACGTGCCGTCATAGCTCAACAACTGGTTACTATCGGAGAGGTAGCAAACCATGCCCTCGGTTGGTGACGTCACAGCTGCGTCGCGGGCTGTCGAGTCAGCGAACGTCATCACCGCCTGTTCCATCAAGTACGTGTTGACTTCGCCCGCAGTCAGAACTGCGCCTGATACGAACGTCTTGAAACCTGCTCCGGCCATTTTAGTATCCTAATCTGTTCTGATTCAGCTCGCCGTAGTCTGTCGAGTCGAGGATGAACGACACGGTTTGCACGCCGTCCTCTAGTCGCACGGTGAGCGTCGATGACTGCGGCGTAATCTTCCAGGCAACTCCCGACACGACGCCGGTGAATTCCAGAGTGGAGGTAGCGCCTTCGGGTCGTAGCTGAATGGTGCACGTGTCGCCGACTGAGTATTTGACGAGCTGCCACGAATCGTTCGCGCCGGTAGCGACCGGCGGCATTTTTATGTCTCGCACGTTGAGCGGCGGCGCGCCGTCTGTGCCGTACTGCGCGAGGAAACTTTCAGCGAGGGAAAGCGTGGCGGCGTCGCTGTTTGCAATTAGCCCGGCGCGTGCAATGCTGCGCGCTCCGAACTGGTCAATGTTGGCGCTTGTTGTCTGTTCGGTGCCGCCGACCGACGTAAACGACGCCTGCGAATAGGAGCTCGTGGAACCCGACACAAAGTTTATTGCGGCGTAGTAATGCGGTTCAGTGCCTGACGGCGTGAGACGGGCATCCCACAAGTTCAGGGCGGTTAGTTCGTTTACGCCAGTTACTGCGCCCGTGACGGTTTGTTGCCCTCGAGTGCGGAACGTTAAAGCGTCGTAGGGTGTCGTGCCGTCAATTGGTAGGCCGTGCCTGACGTAGATGTCTCCGCCGTTGGATTGTTCGAGGTTGGTGACCATTGCGCCAGCGGTGCCGGTGTAGTCCACGACCTCCTGGAGGGTGTCGCCGGCGTTGCCTGACGGGTTCACGACTGCGTACTGGTCAATCTGCGGGCTTATAGCGGTCGCCGCTGTCAGTGTTTCGTCGATCATTGCAGCGGTCGATGCTGACGCAATGTCGAGGCCGTTCGTGAAGTCGTAGCCGAGGCGTGACGTTCCAAGGATTCCGTCGTTGGCTTCGCTCATATCGTGATCCCGTACTTCTCGGCGAGGTATGCCTCTGCGTCTGCAATTTCGCTTGCTGTTGGCGATGCAACAAAGAACGCCTCGGCGACCAGCGTCTGATCCTTAAATGCGCGCTGAACGTCGGCTGGGTATCCGAACGAAACGCCGTCATAGGTTGTCGAGGTAAACGTAAGGCGCACAATATTCGGGCTGCCTACGTTCACGGCGTCGTGTACGTCGCCTTGCGTCGTTCCCGTAAATTGCACTGCGTCGACGTAGAGCGAGGTCGCCGACATCGCCAAACTAAGAGTCGTGTTGCTGTTGGCTTCGCGACCGCGATAGGCGACACCTAAAATGTTGCCCGTGCTAAACGTCGCGAAGCGAGCATCTTTCACGTAGTAGACCGCAAACATGGTGTACGACGTGCTGGCAACCGGTGCCGACGTGTTCGTCAACCAATCGCGCTGGCCCCCCGAAATGCCGCCGTAGTGGAGCACGTTGCGGCCGTTGATAGTCGAAACGCCGGTCAGCGGTTGGCGAAGCGCGTCTGCTTGCGTCAGGTGGTAGGCGTTGCCTGACTTGTCGTCAATCTGCGAAACTGCGCCGCCCGACTCGGTAATGGTCGAAGTGTCCGACGCGTCGATCCAGACGAGTGGCGACAGGCCGAGCACTGAGAACGGCGTAGCAGTGGCCGACGCTGAATATGTGCCGGTGCCGGCTGCGTTCACCGCAGCGACTCGGAAGTAATACAGGGTGCCGTTACTTAGCCCGGTGACCGTTGTTGTGGTCGCTGTTGAGCCGTGCGCGAACGTCGACCACGTTGCGTCGTCCGTCGAGTACTGCACTGAGTAGTCGGTGATCGGGCTGCCGCCATCGGCGGGAGCGGACCACGACAGCGGCACCGAGGCGGCGTCGGGCGTCGTTGTGACTGTGCCAACTTGATCTGGGACCTGTGGTGCTGGCGTAGCGGTGACTGAATCCGAAAACGGGCCAGTGCCTTCGCTGTTGACTGCGGCTACTCGGAAGTAATACAGGGTGCCGTTACTAAGGCCGGTGACCGTTGCTGTTGTCGCGTCGGAACCATGCGCGAAGGTGGACCACGTTGCGTCGTCGGTTGAGTATTGCACCACGTAGTCGGTAATCGGCAACGTTGAGAACGGCGCGGACCACGACAGCGCCACCTCTGTGTTGCCTGGGGTTGCTGTAACCGTGCCGACCTTGGTAGGCGGGCTACCGCCTGCGCCAAGCGTGAACCCAAACGCGCCGCCGTCAAACGCCAACGTGCCCAACAGTGTAAGAGCGTCGGACACCGTAACGTTTACCGTTGCATCGTATGAATCGGCGAACGTGTAACTGATGTCTGTCACGTAGCCGCTAAAAGCCGCCGGCGGGCCGTGGGTCCAGGTAGGAGCTCCTGCACCAGTGACGTCGGCGTACAGCTTGACCTCTACGCCGAGAAACCGGGCGTCGCTGTACGTGCCGCCAGCGTCGGGCGTATAGGCGCTGTCGGTGTTGTCGAGCTGCAAAGTCATCGACCCGCCTGAATAGGCAAGGGCATCGCCTCGTTTGCCGTAGCTAATGCTTGCGCCCATTAGGTCGCCGATAGGGACCGCTGGCGGGTTAGTGCCGCCGTCTTTGTCGATCGGTTGAAACTCGAGCGCCCACGACCACGACGCCATCAGAGCTGTCCGGTAAGGATCGGGACGGTACCGCCGTGCGCTCGTGCATAGCGTTGCAGAGCTGCCACGACGTCGGCACCATCGGACCCGGCCGGCATGTTAACGGTGACGTTTATGCCGCCGCCCATGCCGCCGGCACGGTTAAGCGGGATCACTGCCTCGGGGCCGGCTTCGCCGATGAGCGCCAAAGTCGGGCCGGTAACAATTCCGCCGTCGGCCAGTTCTGGAATATTCGGGATAGTGAAGCTTTTGCCGCCAATTTTGGGCACCCAACTCGGCACGCTGAACCCGAACCCGCCCACGGTGCTGTTCCATGCGCCAGCGATAAGGTTAAACACTTCGCGCGCTGCGGCGAGTAGCGGGTCGAAGAACACGCCAAAAATTTCGAGCACTTTGTCTGAGTATTCGTTCCATTTGTCGTATATGTCGACAGCGACATCGGCGACAGCTTCGCCGACAGCGGCAGCGTCCTCGCCGAGCTCGATAAACATGTCGGCGAGCCAGGTAACGACGTCAATGACGAGACCAATAGCAACGGTTACGAGGTCTTTCATTAGCGTCACCTGCGCGACGACTGCGCCGACCACAAAGTCAACAATCGTGCGGAAAGTCTCAAAGTTTTGATAGGCGTAGACGACGGCAGCAGTGACAGCAGCGACGGCGGCGGTGACGAGCACGAACGGTGACAGCAACGCAACGAACGCAGCTACGAGCGAATAGACGGCAGCGACTAGTACGCCGCCGATAACGATTGCCAAAGCGGCGACGATTGGCTTGTTTCGTTGCATCCATTCTTCGATGGGCTTGAACTTTTCGCGCAGCACGTCAAGCACGCCGCCCAAACCGTTTTCGCTAAACGCTGTGACCAGTTGCTCAATGACGCCGAGGACGCTTTCGATAGCCGGCATTAGGCCGACTTTTAGCCGGTTTGTGAGGACGCTGAAACGGTCGCTGAGTGTGAGCATTCCGTCGGCCTGGTCGGCAACGAGGCCGGTGCCGTCGCCAATAAGGCCGCCAAAGTTTTGCAGGTCAAAGTTGCCGGAACGGATCGCCGACGAGAGGCGTTGCGCGCCTTCTGCGCCGAACGCTGCGGTAGCCAGGTTCAGCGCCTCGGTGTCGCTTGTGGCGTTTTGGATCGCTGCGACGGTTTCCTCGAGGGCTTTGCGCGGGTCCTCGCCAGCTGCTGCAACGTCGCGCCCGAACTTGTTCAGAGCTGGTCCGATGCGGCTGACGTCGACGCCGGCCCGCTCAAGTCCGCCCATTAGCGCCGTAGTTTCCTCAAGACTAAATCCCATGTTTGCGAAGATCGGCCCAAACGTTTCGACGCTTTTGGAAAGCTGTTCAAGAGGGCGGCCGGTTGCTTGTGCGACTCGGAGCAGGTCGCCCAGGGCCTCGTCGGCGTCGGTTTCGCCAAACACGGTGAGCGCCGAACCGGCAACGGCAATTGCTTCGCTGACGTCGGTGCCAGCTACTCGAGCAAAGTCAAGAAACAGGTCGGTCTGCGTCTCGAGCTCGGCCCCAGTCGTTCCAAATGTCGTGTTGACGTCGGCGAGTGCGCGTGACACGTCGTCAAACGAATCGGGCACGTCACGGGCGACGTTGCGGGCCGAGTCAATCAAACCGTCGAGCGCTTCTCCCGATGCGCCTGTGCCCGCAATCAAGTTGTTGCGCATCGTTTCAATATCGCCGGCAACGTCGATTGCCATTTTTCCGGCAGCAAGAGCAGCACCAGCAAACGCCAGCCCGGCGGCGCGTGTAAACGTCTTTAGTTTCGACTCGGCCTGCCCGACAGCGTTACGAAACTTTTTAGAGTCTCCAAGAATTGCGACGTTAATAACGCTAGCGGCGGCAGCCATGAGACGAGTTTAGAACGCTTTCCGAATGATGGTTCGGACCTCGGTGTTGTAAGCGTCGACGACTTCCTGGCGTCTGCTGTCGAGCGCTTCATATAGGAACGGTTGCGGGCGAATGCCTCGCCGGCCCCATCCAAAATGGATTGGCGCAGCGTAGGGGACGCCCGACGCTGTTTTCCGGTTGTTGCCGGCGCGCACTCGAGCCGCTGTTTTTGTGCCCGACCCTCGAATCGAGTCTTTTAGGCGACTGCTACGGACTGGCACTTTTGTTTTTGCTGTGCCTGCTACGTCGTCGGCTAGTCGCCTGTGCAGGTCCTTAAGGTCGCTCATGTCGTCGCCGGCATCCTTGAACGCTTTCCGCAATTTGCGGCCGCCGTCAATGTTCACTGCCGGTTCGATCATGTCAGCGCCTCCTAGACGCCTTCTCGCGCTGTTGGGCTTGTTCCCGCAGTATTGCGTACAAAGCTCGGATGAGCTTCGGAGAGGCCGCCTCAAGCTCGCTGAGCGGTTGCCCGGTGGCTAGGGCAAGCTCGGCTAGCCGATAGGCGGCCCCTCGTCGGCTAAAGGGTCGGTATTGCTCTCGAAGTTCATGTCGGCGAGCGTGGCCTTGAATTTGTCGAACGTTGGGACGGTGTGACCGTCCGAACGTCGGGTTTCCCAGGCAAGCCAGCACAAATGCTCAAGTTTCATCTGTTCTAGGGCTTTGATACCGCTGTCGAGCTTGAAAAACAGTTCCATGCGTAACACCATGCCCATATTGGGAGTGCCTGCGACGGCTTCTGTCTCGCCTTCCAGTCGTGACGTAATCGTCAGGTCGAGCATTTTTCTCTTTCTGTTATGAGGTAGCGGTCGTTACTGGGCCAGACATCGGCCAGGTGACGGAAATAGTCGCGAGGTCAGCGACGCCGCCGTCAATAAACGGCACTTCGGTGACAAGGCAGGAAACAGACTTCTTTGGGTTGTCGGCTGCGACTGCTGCTGACGTCGGCGTGACCTCGACAGTGGTGACGGTGCCGAGCAGCGTGTCGAGCGTGCCGTATACCTCGGACGCTGCAAAGTCTTGCAAAAACTCAATCGAAACGCTGCCGTCCTTGAGGCCGCCGATTCGAGTAATATTGCTGTCCCCCATAGCGGTCGTGTCGAGCTCGGCTGCGCTTTCAGCAAACGACACGCTGGTAATGTGGTCGGTGAGGTCGACCGAGTTAACGGTAACCGTTACGGTGTTCTGGTTAAATACGGCCATCAGTCGGCCTCGCTTTCTTCTGGTGCCGACTTTCGGCTTTTCTTGGCTTCAACGGCAACCAAATGGCCGCCGGCGATTAGTGCGGGCACGTTGCGGCCCTCGAGGTTGTCGTCGGTTGCCGTGTCGCCTGGCTTAAAGCCGGCGAGGCGGCCCGATGTCACTTTGTATGCGGTCATCTTGCGTGAACCTCCACGGCGAACCGTGCGCCGATATAGGCGGAATCAGCCCACTCTACAACGCCGTAATCGGTCGCCTGGGTAACCTGGCTAGTTAGTGCTGCGCCGTTCAGGGTTGGGTCGGCTTCGATTGCGTCAGGAACGGAACCGGTGCCGGAGATGAGAGCGTCTAACGCGTTTTGTGAGTATTCCTCGGCCATGTTTTGCAACAGCACCAGCACGTCGAACCGGAACATGGTCAGGCTGCCGGCTGCGCCGGTCATGCTTTCGTGATACGTCGCGATAGGTCGAGCTGGCATGACGACAGCGGCCGGCACGGTAACCGAACCGGGCACGGTGTCATGCACAGTCAGAAACGGCGTCGCTGTGACCGCCTCGAGGCGTGTAGCGATGCCGGCACGGATAGCGGCGTAGTCGGCCACTAGGCGACGCCGATGCGCTTGTGAGGCTGTAGGAGCGCTGCCACGTCGGGATCGGTGCGCGATATGCGGGCGATTCCGTAGTCAGCGAACCCGGTCATAATGCCGAGCGGTGAAGCTTTGCGCTGATAAAGCCGGGCGGCGAGGATGAGGGCGGCCTGTTGGACGCCGTAGGGTACGCCGGTGCTGATCTGGTCGCCCCACGCTGCCGTTACCTGTACTGCTGGCCGCTGGCTCGCATATCGTGGCCACTGGCCTGACACGTTTAGGAGCGCGTTGTATGGCGCAGCGTTAAACGGCTGCACCAGAAAATCGGT